AGCTGTTGGCTGTACAAATACATCCTGACGGCCGCCATAAATGCTGATGCTCTCAACTTCAGCCCAGTCATCCAAGTTTTGTGCAGCTGTAAACAAACTAAATGTTGGACTGTATGTGGTCATGCTGACCAAACTTTCTTATTGATAACAACATTGCCTGTACGTAGGCTCGAGCCTTGCAAAAGTTTTTCAATCTGTCTGCGCACAGCTTCAGGGTCAAGGGCCCCATTGACATTGATAACAGTGCTATTAGTAGCCATTGCTGGCTGCATATTTGCTTTGCCACCTGGTGTGATGTAACTGGACCAACTGGCACCACCACCACCACCATTACCTGTACCATCACGACTAGTTAATGGTTTGATGTTTTCCCATTTTCTGGTCTTGGGGTTGAATTTCTTTTTAGGCCCAAATACGGTATTGCCGGGATCTGTGAAACTTCCCCACCATTTTCCTGCTTTCCCTACAGCGTTATTTACTGCTGTAATGGCATTAGCGAATGTAGTAAGGGCCCCAGCGATTGTTTCAAGTGTGGACTGGCTTTTACCTGCTTTGTCACTGCTTAACGATTTGAATAGGTTTTCAAATGATATGAACATTGTTTTAATTGCTGCACCAAGTTTGGCTGCTGGTGAATTTTTATCTTTGGCGATGCCATCAAAACCTTGTTTAACTACACCCAAAAATGGGATGAGTTTAGTCTTAATGTATTTGAGCAAGTCACCAAGTTTGGGCAGAATTTTATAGCCCACTGATTCTTGGAAGTTTGTCCATGCAATACTTAATCCATCTACGGCACCTTGGTAAGTTCCTGCAGCTGCTTTACCTGAACCACCAGTTTTCTTGGTAATGGTGCTCAAAATTTGGTCAAATTTCATGGTTTTTAATTTGGCTTTATCGATGCCTAAACCAAGTTTGCCGATGGCTGTATTGGATCCTAAATAAGCTTTGGAAAGTGCAGTCACTACTGAGTCAAGTGATTTGCCACTAAGAGCACTAACATCGATTGCTGTGCGGATAAGTTTTTGTGACTTACTAACTGACTTTGTGGCAACAACTAACTTGCCAAATGCCGGGCGCAACTTGTCATCGATAATGTTGTACTGTGACTCAAGTGCATTGATGGTTTTCTCTGTATCTTTGACAAGGCCCTTACGATACTTTGCATTATTGCGTACAGTTTTGGATAGTATCGCTTGTGACTTCTGGTCCTCAAGCGCAGCTGTGATAGCAGACTTACCGAACAACAGCGCAGCTGCACCCATCGCAGCAAACGACGTAGCAACAGCAGTGCCCAATACCTTGACGCCATTTTTGAAGCGTTGCAAGTTCTTTTCAGCCTTGCTTAATGATTTACCAAAACTTTTAGTATCGGCCTTAAGACCTACATAAAGCGAACGACCCAAACCCTTAGATGCCATGACTAACCCCTATTCCATTTAGTGACAATGGACTCGACTGCTTTATCCCACGCATCAAACGCTGGTGGAACGTAGTCACGAGCTGCAACATCAGTCCAACCTGGACGCACATTCTCTGCCCATTTCTGCACTTGTTCACTACGGCTTCCTTTGTTACCTGTGCGGTAAGGTCCGACGATTGTTCCATAGCGAATCTGAACGCCTGAGGCTCCACCTGAGAACCGTTTACGGCGTGAACCAATAGCAACTTTAGGAATACGATCACGGGACACTCGGACGTCTTTTGCTAACTTGTCACCATACGGTCCAGCATGGCTGCGGATAGCACGCTCCACAGATGGCTTAACAATCTCTGCAGCAATGTGTTTAGCCATTGTGCGCAGTTCATCATTGGCTTCTTTGGGTAATCCTTTAAGGGCTCGTAGCAAGGCATAGTAGGAGTCAGGCTCAACATAGATGCTGGGCTTGTTAGCCATCGCTCTGCTCCCTGAATAGTTCGTTTAAGGTCGATATGTCTTGCCAGTCGAGCTCATCCCAATCAAGCCGGATAACCCCATTTACAGCAAAGATGAGTCGCTGTCTTTGGAGGCTTCCGGCTGGGTGGGGTTTGTGTCACCGTCACTGAAATCATCAATGCTGTCTAAACTGTCTAGCCAAATTTCAAAAGGTACATTTGTCCCTGCTCGGACTAAGGCAGCCCATGTGAGCACGGCTAGGTCCTCGAGACCGATGCGCATGTCATCGCCTTGCCATAGATCACTGAACTTTTGTTTAGTGTGACGTTCCCACCTGATGAAGTCGGCTGGCAAAGTTGTTACTATGCCAGCGACCCCAGCATGTGTGTATGTGATTTGGATTTTCACCCGTGACTCATTTCTGCTACACGGTTGTAGCGGTTACTGTTCCATCTTCGACAACAAATGACACTGATGTGGTGAGTACATCGTTTGCAGCTCCACCGAGTGGTGGGAATACTGGGAACACAGACATTGTGTACACAGTCGTGGTACCAGTTGTATTGCCACACTTAAGCACTGCAGTAATTGATGTGTCTGGTGCGGTATTGGCAAGGTTCCATAGAGCCTTGCAGATGCTGTTAGATGTGGTGCCTGATGATGTGCTGTTCCAGTCTTGGTACAACTCAACATCTAGTGTTCCTGACTTAGATACTGTCTTGTAGGCACGACCTGATAGGACCTCAATAACTTGCTGGTCATTATCGACAGTTAATTGGGCTGATGCCGCTACGTCTTTGTAATCAATCGAGTTGATGGTCAGGGTAAGGTCATGACCTTGTGCGTAAATGAGAGCCATGGCCCTACTCCTTTGTGGTGGTTATTGTGAGTGTGATATCTGTGCTCAAGCAATCAACTGGGCCGTTTTGCACTAGGCCGGGTTGGCTGAATGAGCCAATCTGAACGCCTGCAGGCAGTGCGTCCAAAAACTTTGACATGAGTGTTTCGAGATTTGCAATTGATGCTTCGTTATCAATCATGGCAACCATAAGTGTGCACTTGAAAGACAAGTCCAAGCGGTTGATGGATAGCATAGGAAATTCAACATACGGCTGACCGGGCACCAAAACAATGCACGGCACCGGCATGTTTTCTTTTGGCTGTGCAAAAACAAGATAGCCTGACCCCTCGAGGTCTGATGCTAATTCTTTACGGGCTTCTGTGATGCTCATCCGATCATGGACTCCACATCACGGTACCGTGAGATAAGACCAGTTACTCGGGTCAGAATACTACGGCCCATTAAGTAGGGTCCGGGCTGGAAGTCGATGCCCTGAGCCTGTCCACCTGGCACAGTCCAAGAGTTAAACACATCGACGGCAATCATCATTGCTGCAGTACGTACTGCCACCACATTGTCGTAAGTTGCAGCTGCAGACAGTGATGCTTTACCCATCGGGATATATGAGTGTGCAACTGCATCTGCAACATATTTAGTTGCTGTAAATGTGTATGTTGTCGCATCGAGCACAATGTATGTGCCGTCATAGTCGGTACCTGTAACTACAACACTTTGACCAATAGCAAATGAGTGCCTACGAACGGTGCTAAATACGACTCGATAGCCACTGATGAGGGCATTAGTGACGCCTACAGCATGGGTCTCTAGGAATGGTTCTAAGACTGATTCTGCAGTCTGGATGATGTCATCTAACTGGGCATCAGGGTACAGGTCACCGATACCCAAAGCAGTTTTTAGCTCTGTGATGGTGATGTATCCCATGATGGCTCCTTAAAGAGTGTGGGTGGGGCCCAAGTGGTGTGAGTTCGGGCCCCAACCCAAACTGAGTTTGATTAGGTGATGTTGAAGCGGCGAACGCCAGCACCCTTTTTGACTGCGATACCCATGTAACCGTAAAGACCAATCTGCAATTCACCAGTGCCAATGACATTGATTTGCAGGCGTGTGACTGGTGATTCGTAGACAGTTACAGCATTTGGTACGACCAAGAATGCTGAGTCATCAACAACACCAGTAACAGAGATGTTTGGATCAACATAAAGGTTAGTTCCGAGAACGTTGCCCATGAGTGAATTGCCCTGTACGTTACCTGCAGCATTCTGTGGCTGTGCTGCGTTGTAAAGTGGACGGCCGCTGCCATCTGCATAGCCCATGATGGCTGACCACTGGTCGGTCGATGCAATCAGGTTGGTGGCGTAGTCGCTGCAAGCCTGGAATGCGCTACCTGCTTCGTTAGCGATAAATGACTGCAAACCTGCAGCAGATGCCGCCACTGCTGTAGCAACGGTGCCACCGCCAGAAGCAGCAGTGAAAGCAGAAATAACTGCAGTATCTGTTGCTTTTGCATAGGCTCGGCCCATCTGCATTACTAGCTCGTCATAGAACGCTGGGTTTGAACGGTCCAAAAGTTCAAAACTTACAGTGTTCTGCGATGCATACTTCTTGATGGTCACAGTCTGGTATGTGCTTGTCATACCGGTATTGCTGACTGTGGCGCCTTCAGTAGCTACTGCAGCAGTTGGTGCGGTACCAAGTACAGGGATGGTGAATGAAAGACCGCTAGTTGGCAGCGTGCCCTTTGAGACTGCATCAATGGCTGGACGTCCACCAAATGTGCTTGAAATGAACTCTGCAGCATGTGTAGGGAGAGTCAAACCAGTGTTAGTTGAACTGCTGTCATTAGCAGCCGCAACATACTGTGCAGACTCAGCATTACCCTGTGCAGCCAAAACGGTGTGTTCAAGTAGTGAGCCTGCACTATTGATTGGTGATCGTGGTGTAGTCGTAAATACTGGGGTCGATGCATGAACCGTTCGAGTGGCCTCGACAGTTGCAACTTCCTCCACGACCTCAGCCACTGGGGCTTCGATGTTTTCGGACATGTCAATCTCCTCGATTGATTCTGATTCAGTCTCAGCGGATGCTGCGACCTGTGCGACCCTTGCGGAGTCAAACGCTGGGTCAGTGACCAGCGAAACTTCAATTAGTTGTGCTGAGAGAACGTGCAGACCATCTTTTTTCTGGATGCTATCTGTGATACTGGCACCTACTGAAAGTCCGTCACGGAGCCCTTGTGAGGCTTCAACTAGGCTATCTGTACCTGCACTTGTCTGTGCAACTTTGAATGTGGCGTTGATGCCTGAGTCTGTAACCTGAAATGATTCCATGCGCCCAATTGGACGGGTGCCATCATGCTGCAAAAGCAATTTTACAGCTGAAGCATCAACACTAAGTGATCCTTTTTCAAAAATAACTGGGCCTACAGATGTGGCACCAACTTCACCAAACGGCACAATCTGGCCCGTGATGGTGCGTCCCTCTTGGGATGCTGCAGTAATTTGACTGCTAAACCTTACGATTAACTCAGGCTGATGCATTGCTTGGTGCTCCTGGTGATATGGGTGTTGTTGGTGCATAATCGACCATGTCTCTTGCTTCATCAATAGTGATGATTCCTGCTCCTGCAAGTTTTACAGCAATGTCTGACTGTTCTGCAGGGTTGCCACGTAAGAAATCATCAAGGTCAAACTCGACATGTTGTCCTCGAGGCGTGACGTCATCCATGCTAAGGCGGTCCTCAATCACTGACATAAGTGGCCGTAGACCAAAATCAACAAGTGAGCGACGTTCTGCACTTACGTTGCTGTATGTGCTTGATGCTGATTCAGCATTCAAATACCATGCCGGTATGCCCATGAGGCGTGCAATTTCACTAGCTGCGTGTGATCGTGCTTCGACCAGTTGCATCTGAGCCGAGTCAAAACCTAAAGTCTGAATCTTTATCGGGCCCTCAGTGTAGGCAGTGCTGCGGTCACGACGAGCCTGCTTAAATGAGGCCAGCAACTTAGCAACGGAATCCCCATCAAGGTTCATGCCCTCATTGTTTAGCACCATCTGTGGAATTGGCTCTGATGCCATCCGATATGCTGCAGATTCCAACTCGATAGCAGTCTGGATGGTACGGCCTGCACGAGATAGCACACCTTCATCCCAGCCTTGGAACACAATCAGTGAGCCCACACCATCATTAGGTAGTGGGTTACCATCGAGACTGTATGAAGTGATGAGTGAACGGTCTTGGTTAAGGTTGTAAATTACTCGAGTTGGATTGACCCGGCGCATCTTGTAAGGACGCCCATCAGCTGGCGAAACATCCAACACTTGCAAATAGCCCACACCATAAAACAAAATGTCCTCAGCGAGCCACGTATATGTTACTGATCGTGTAACTGCTGGGTCTGGCTGTTCAATAACCTTACGGACCGTTATTTTTTGGTCTTGGGTGTTATATTCACACAGCGGAATTGTTCCAATTGTTCCACACAGAATGTTACGTGCTCGAGCAACTGCCGGGACTGACATGGCAGACTCACGTGACACAAAGATGGAGCCATTAGTGCCAAATGGAATACCTATAGACCCGTAGTTTGGTGGAGTGTATGGCAGGACTGCAGCTGTGACAGTCGGTACATACTTGTCTACAACATCAACGGCTTTAAGCCTCATTGCGTTAAGTATTCCCACATGTTTATATTAGCATCAGCATAGAACATTTGTTCGACTACTTGACCTTGAGTGAGGTCTTATCCACACTAATTGACTTGCAGCAATCTGCATACGAGTCACAGTCCTGTGTAGGGCATCCAGTACGGCAGGCCATTAGGCAACCTTGACTGTCCAAGCATAGCCATCACCAGCATTAATTGTAAGATCACCTGCACGAGTAAACGCACTTGGTAATCCTGTAGTTGATGTTGAACCATTTGTCACATCTTGATAGTACCCAATGATTGCCTGACGACTTTGTGTCGTTAAACCACATGTTCCCGGAAACCACTGCGACGGATAACGAGTTATTGATCCTGTTACCGGACTACCTGTAGGCATTGCTGACAACCAATAAGTAACACCAGCAGTCAAAGTTTGAGAAATAGTGCCAGTTACAAAGGCAGCTGATGTTGTACTAGCAATTGCACCACAATCTTGCAAAAGCGTACCCGGACGACCATTGTCGTCTGCTCGAATACCCAAACGGATAGCAGCATTAGTGCTTCCTGCAGTAACAACATAAACAGCAATGGCAGATAGTGAAATATCGTATGGAAATGAAATTGGCTGGCAGTATTCACGGCCTTGCGTTCGAGCTGCTGCAGGACTTGCATCTGTATATTGCAATGCAATCCAGTCTGCAGATCGTGTCTTGGCTACTTGTACACCGTTTTTTCCTGCTGGGCCTACAGCACCATTAGTGCCATTAGTTCCATCAGTGCCGTCAGTTCCATTAGTGCCATTTGCGCCATTAACAACAGTAAAAGTTGATGGTGAGCCACTGGTGTAGGTAATGGTGTAAGTATCTGTCGTGCCTGCAGCACCCGTACCAGACGTACGTGCAATGCTAGAAATGCCACGCCCTGCAGCACCATTAGCACCATTAACCACATTAAATGTAGTCGTTGCACCCGAGGTGTAAGTGATCGTGTAAGTATCTGTAGTTCCTGCAGCACCAGTACCAGACGTACGTGCAATGCTGGAAATACCGTTGCCTGTTGCACCAGTAGTGCCAGTGTCACCCTTGGCACCAGCTGCACCCTGCAGGCCAGATGTCGCTACTTGAATAACAACATCTTCCTCAACAACAGTAATAGTGGTTGCCATCAGATTGTCACCTGTCCATCGAACGTAAATTTGCCCTCGAGCACACGATAAGTGCTAGTGCCATTAGTTACTTCAAGGTCATACAAATATTCACCTGGGGTAACGGCACCAGTTAGCGCCGAGCTCATTACTACAGCAATGGTCCCTGCGCTTCCCCCTAACGTAATGCCGCTACCCGAGGTAAGTGTTAAAACCGACGCATCATTGAGATACTGCTTGACCTGTAACTTGGCTGTGTAGCCAGTCCAGTTTACCAATGTTCCATCAACTCGCCACGTAAATGTGCGCTCCCAAGTAGCACCACACCAAATAGTGGTCTTATATGTGCCGGGGTCTAAAGCCATAGTGTCATCATACCGCAATAGTTATGACAGTTTTAGGCATCTCAGCATGACCCACAGCCATCACCATAGCCACAGCTGCAGGAATCGAACCTGAGGTCTTACGAGCAATACGCCAGCCACCGTCCGATGCTGGACGCCTTGAACATGCCGCCAATTGCGCTTTCAGTTCAGGCTGGCCCACATGGTGCAAGCGTTTGGCCTGCATCGCACTCATGGTGATATCACAAAGGGTAGGAAACACTGTCCCACTCCAAGGCGTTGGGTCGGTGTGCACACCTGCACGCTTCAAATGCGCTGCAACATGCTCCCCAGCTCGAGGATCATAAGCAACACTACGAGTCTTATAACGCCTCACGACAGACGCAATTTCTGACGCTAGTTCTAGTTCATTCAACGGTTCGTCACGCTCCCACGAATGGCTAAACACCCGTATACCGTCATCACAGACCTGTGCAGATACTAGGAAACAAGATGTCCGATTGAAGTCAAGGTCAAAGGCCATAAATGTTGGCAACTCTGGATCCATCACAAGAGTGCGGTCTAATCCAGCGTCCCAGTTGGTCAGATTCCACGGGCTGTCTAACGCATCGACCCACTGGCACAGTAACTCAGTCCTCACATTGTCCGGGTTGTCACGTGCAACCGAATCCTCAAGCGATTCAATCTGAACCGTGTAACCAAGTGCAGGATTTGCTGCCTGCCAAGCAGTGACGTCAGTAATTTTGCAATGAGGCTCTGCGGACCATTCCCACCAGCCCAATCTAGGTGACTTGTCACCAATCGCTCTGGATCGTAAATCATTAAGCACAGTTGAGTCTGCGGTCCCAGCGTTCGAGGTGACCCAAGTTTGAGCGTTCGGCCTTGCACGAGTCGTTGGCGCAGCTGCGGCCCAGACAGGTTCCCCGATTTCACGTAACTCATCAATGTAAAGCAAATCAGCAGAGGCACCACGAGCACCATCAGCGGTGGCAGCAAGAATGTGATAGCGACGAACCCTGACACATCCCTTGGGGCACTCACTTGGAAAGTGCTCGCACCATATCTCGATACCTTCGTTTCCATTAGTGCGACTTACTCGCTTTATACGTCGCTTCATCCAAGGTGTCGATTCGATAATGTCCACAACTTTCCACAAGGTGTCCAGTGACAAACGGCGGTTCTGAGCCATCCCATAGGCTTGAGCCTCGCCAAATATAAATAGCCCGGCTAGAATCCTCATTCGCATCAAATGTGTCTTGCCGTTCTGCCTTGCAACCAAAACACCACATGTTGTCCTAATCCACTTTCCGTCCCGGCCTACTACTAGGGCTTGGTCCATTACGTGTTTCTGCCACGCCATCAACGGCATCCCCACGCTTTCCGCCAGCTGCGCCACCAGTGGCCCGAGGGACCGACCTTTTACGGGGCTTGACTGCAACCGGGGACTTGATGAGCCGTAGATACGTTTCGGAGAATTCTTTGCCATGATCTGTTTCCTGAACTACTGGGGACGAGCCTGCATTACGACTCTTAGGGGTTAGTAACAATGCATCCATTAAATTGGCGTGTCGTGCAAGTAACTGTGCAAGGTCAGCCGTGTCACCGGTATCGAACTTTGCATCCAACAACACACTGAGACGGCACAAAGTAGCAACAGCACCAGCATCGAGGCTGCTCAGAGAACCACCATTATTGGCCAGTGCAATCTTTACGTTTCCGAGGATACTTAGGTCATTCACAGTCAAATTCCTTTTCAGGTGGTCCCAATTTTCTCATCGGGGGAATAATCCCGCC